GAATTCAAATACTATACTTTAGAAATTATCGGCAATATTTCACTGCGAGGAAAACCCTCTTCCGCTGTAAAAGAAAGACACGGTGTTAAAGTCAAAAGCGGTAAAGATATGTTGGATTGTCTGAAAAGAGTTGGTATAAAGGGCGGTTATCAATATTTAAAATTAAATGCTATGGAAAATGTAATTGGATTTTACTGGAAATATGGATGGAGATTTCATGAATTTCCAACGACACAACGTGATTGTAGTCATAATATAGTCGCTGAAAGAGTTGAAAAACTTAATACAGTTAACAAACTCATAACACCAACAAAATATACAGAGCACGACGAAATTAGAAATCAACTCCTGACAAAATATTTTGATCGTTACCTGGAAGATTATTATTGTGTTCAGACGTTAAGTCGAGGTAATTCAAAAGGAGAAGATTATGAAAATTATGAAATACCAGACACTTTAACATATAAAAGATGGGACATGCGTTTTCAAGGATATCCGATGTATTGGCAATGTAAATAAATCCTTATATAAAAAATTGAATAAATTAAACAACTTTTTGTTTTAACACACAATATAACCATGAATATAGGAACGCATATCCACAAATCAGGTAGTTTTATTAGATCCTTACGAGCATTCTATGAAACCAAACCCGAAAATCTAACCAAGCCAGTTCAACTATTTTCTGGATCACCAAAATGGTGGAGAAGACCTGGAGTCACTTTGACAGACTATAATGAAACCAAAACATTTATAAATGAAAATAATCTAAATGTATTTATTCATTCACTGTATTTAGTAAATTTATGCTGGGCACCAATAGATTTCAGAAAAAAAGCACTTCCCTGTCTACAATGGGAATTTAATAACGGAATGCATATGGGATTTAAAGGCGTCGTAGTGCATTGTGGAAAATCCTGCAAAATGGATATTGGAGAAGCTCTTGATAATATGTACAATAATTTGATTACAGTTTTGAAAAGTGTTTCAACAAGTTGTCCTTTGCTGCTTGAAACAACATCTGGGCAAGGGTCTGAGACGTGTTGGCAGTTTGAGGAATTAAAAAAATTCTATAAAAGATTTACAGAAAAAGAAAAACAAAAAATTAAAATTTGCATTGATACATGTCACGTATTTGCTGCTGGTCACGATCCTATTAAATTTATTTTGGATTGGGATTCAGAATTTCCAGAAAGCATCGTTTTAGTACATTTCAATGATTCGAAAGGAAAGTGTGATTGTAAAAAAGATAGACACGAAAGGCCCGGGAAAGGTGAAATTGGTCTTGAAAAAATGTGCTTAGTAGCTGCTTGGTGTTTCGAAAAAAATATACCAATGGTAATGGAATAAAATGCTTATAATAATTTAGTAAATAATCTAAATAATTATATTAACGCTTTCTTTTACGTCTTCGCTTTCTTTGAACCTTTTTGGTTCTTTTTCTATGAAGCTTCTTTCTGCGATGTGTCTTAGCCCTGCGAGTGCGAGTACGTTTGCGCTTTCCACGCGATTTGCGTTTACGAGATCCTGTCATATAACCTGGCATTATATATTAAGTAAATATAATAAATTTTTTTTATTCTTTATAATAAATGATTCTTTATATTTTCATTATTTTAGGTCTTATAGGATTTATATTGACTGAAATTAATCGACAACAAAGACCTGTTTACAAATTTGTTAGCTATTATAAAAATTTTCCTATAATAATTATGGGCTTGCTAAATAGTATTTATAAATCTATTGATAATAATTGCATATTTGAGTATAAAAATTTAACCATTCATAAGAAACTATGTGCTAATCATGATAAACTACTAGATGAATTTAATAGAAATTATTCAAAATATAAACTAATTAATCCTGGTGTTTTTTCAAACGAATTTCATGAAACAAATAATAAATATGGTTATTTTAACATTAAATACTATGGCAATGTTAATGAAGATAAGTTTCCTTTGCTTACAAAATTAGTTGATGATGATAATATTTATACTTGTTTTTATAGTATTATTAAGGGTAGAAAGAAAATACCCGAACATAGAGGTCCTTATGCAGGAATTTTAAGATATCATTATACACTTTTTAGTAGTAACGATATTAAAGATTATCTTAAAGTTAAAGGTGATAATAAACTATTTTGGAGAGAAAAGGACGGGTTTTTATTTGATGATACACACTTTCATGAAGTACAAAAGAAAAGTACAGGGTTTAGAGTTGCATTGATAATTGATATTAAAAGAAAACTACCCTTTATTTTAGATAAGTTGAATGTCTTATTTTTAAATTTTATATCAAATACTGAATATGTAAATTCTAGTAGAAAAAAACTTACAATGAAATTGAAAAAAAAAATCAAATTATATAATACATGAAGAATCTTGTAGCAGCCTTACTTCTTATATTTATTTTCCCTATTTCAGGCATTAGTAAAATAACTAATTTTAATGCAACTACACTGGGAATGAAAAATATGATAAATTTAAAATTCTTACCAACTATCTTTTTTAAATTAGCTATTTTTGGAGCTATAATAATTGAATTTATATCTCCTTTGATCATAGTAGGTAATATATTTAATTATACAAGTAATAATTTGGCTAAACTTTCTATTATTACACTCATCATATTCACATTTTTTGCAACATTAATTTATCATTTCCCTACACGTTCAGGTCAGAAAAAATATTTTATGAAAAATATTGCTATTATTGGCGGTCTTATGTCATATTACTTACTATTATAATCAATCTCTAGTTATTATATAATGAAATTAGACGTTGATTCCAAGCAACGTATTATGACTGCGTTCTATATGCTTCTTGAGTTTTATAAAATTATAATGGGAACTTTCTTAGTTATATTTGTTCCGCAACAGTGCGGTGATCAGTTATGTACGGCAACTGAAAATTTTATGGCAACTGAACAATTAAGAGTTGGTGCAAATGCATGTAACTTTGTGACATTTGCGTCTATTGGTACATTGTATTTTATTGAATTAAAACGCGAAAACTGGTGCATCAAATATTTAGACATTGATGAAGAAAAATCAAATACAAATCTAGATCTAGAAATTGAAACCTATCCAGCGTTTAAAAAACAAATGAATAAATTAAACAATCAATATATTAAAGTAGTTTATATCGCATTATTTTTAATGGTTGTTAATTTTGCTGTATCCGGCACAATCGTATATCAAAATTACGCTGGATCAAATACTTTAACAACATTTATCTCATTTTTTATGTTAGTAACTATGAAATTATATTCCGCCTACAACGTCGGGACAATATCTGTAAAAGATGAGCGAGCAAATAGTGCCTACATGAAAATTCCAAAAACATACAATACCATTGACGAAGATCATCGAATCTCTACACCAGAAGGTGTTAATATTGTCATGCAAATGTAATAAATATATGTAAATTGACTTAAACATTTTTTGAATTAGTAGATTATAAATGCAAATATTTGTGAAGACTTTGACAGGAAAAACTATAACATTAGATGTTGAACCAAGTGACACTATTGAAAATGTAAAAGCCAAGATCCAGGATAAGGAAGGAATTCCGCCAGACCAGCAACGCTTAATTTTTGCCGGAAAACAATTGGAAGACGGTAGAACGCTTACCGACTATAATATTCAAAAGGAGGCGACGCTTCATTTAGTACTTCGGCTACGTGGCGGTCAATAGGTAAATTCGATTAATTACAATTTAATTATTTGTAATTAATTAAATGGAATCAGATGCAGCTCTTGTATATTCCGCTTTATCCAACAGTTCTTTGTCATATGAATGTCGTAAAGAATTGGTCATAAATGATGTAATAAATATACATGTATGCCATATCGGATGCCACGTCACATAATCATATCCAAAATTTGGAGCATATATAGAATATGTAGCAACGCTTCCACAAGATAATGCAATTAAAGAACGTATATAATATTTTTTAAAATACTTTAATGTAATTCGATATTTAAAAATCATTGTAAAGAAAATGCTCAAAAATACATAAAAATGTGATGCAAACTTCTGATCCGCCACTTTTAAAAATAATAAAACAGTTCCGGAGGCATATGACATAATATAAATTACAGGTTCCCTTACTTTTAATCCGTAAAAGGCGCCCTCTACTATACAGATACTTGAACTCCAATGATCTAAAATTGTCCAAAGTGGTCTTGAATTAAGAGGGACCTCAATATCAGAATAATCATCTGTATGATAGCAAATAGAAAAGAAAACTGTAAAGGCTAAATGTAAAAATGTCAACAAAGAATCATATGTTTTATGATTTTTAAATGTCCATAAACATTGTCCTATTGGTAAAATAGAAACTATATGGGATGTTAATATCCAATAAAATTGCATATATTTATTGAAATAGAATCTTTATATAAATTACACTATTGTATTTGACAATGTATAATTTAGGAAGTTTAACTGCGTTAAATTAATAATTTAATCTGTTCTTAATTTATAATGGAATTAGGTAAAATCATTACTGCGGACGAACGGTCCAAAACAGAGAATATGCATGAAGCAGAAGATGAAGACGATTATAAAGCCTTGAAGAAATGTTTCAAAAATAAATACACTACTTTTAAATATGCATATTTTTCTCCAACCAAAGTCCAAGGTGGAGCCGACGCGTATGGAAAAAAAAACTCAATAGTAGGTCATTTGGAATATTATGGTATAAAGGATAAGAAAAAAGACCTTGTTGCTGAAGTTTCTATTAAGTTAGAAGATTTGGAGAAAGGCGGGTTAGAAGAGATTGAGTTTGGTAATGAATATGTTGTTGTTCCAAAAATGGATGATAACGAGGCAGCGATGAGTGACGCAGAAACTTTGGTAGGTGAATTTAACGAAATCGAGGACAAAAAAAAACTCTTGAGAACGACCATAGATCTAGCTATTAAAGGTAGCGACAGTCCCCTGCCTGCAGGCACACCATATCATTGGGTTGGAGCAGGTGGTTGGGTTTATAAAAAAGATAATAAGTATTATTACTTGTCGCTTAGCAAAGGTGGTTGGATTAGAACACAAGATGAGCTCGAAGATTATCTTAAAACAAAAAACAGCTGTGTCGCCGAACCACAACAAGGAGAAAATCTCGGAGGAGGTCGTAAACGACGCAGAAAAACCAAACGTAAGCGTACTAAACGCAGAAAAACCAAACGTAAGCGTTCAAGACGAAAACGTACTATGAAACGTAAAAAACGTAGAGGTAAAAAACG